CACGTCTGTTGCTGCTGCAATGAGTGTTGTGCCAATGTAAACGCCTAAATCTGTGCCGTTAAATATCGCCATCTTGGTCTTGTTCTTTTAATTCAATATCGTTTTCAGCCGCAATATAACCCTTTGCAGCCAGCTCATTTGCAAATAACGGATGCACACTAGGTTGATCGCCTTTCTTCCAGCTGTTACCTTCTAGCTTGCACGCCTTTAACAATGTTACTTTCATAGGTGCAAGTTAATCAATTTCTGCTTCTTGAGGAAACCATCCATTTTCTTCCATGTATTCCTGTGTACGCAGTGTTACGGTGCTAGGAATAATATGCCCAAAGGGAAAGTCTTGGTTGACCTGCACGTAACTGCTTAGGCTGTACCGCTCATCGTTCGACAGCTCAGGAAAGCAAGCGACAAGGCGTTCAAGGTTTGCCGCAGGGTGTACGTTAATAAGATAATCCGTGTCGACCTGCAAAGCGTTCTGTACTCCGTCAGGGTGTACGACAATACCAAAGACGGTCGAGGCCGCTTCGCCTTCTGCCTGTATCAAAACGGGTCGGCTTATGTTGTATAGTTCGCGCGTGATTTGGTACGCTCTGCGCTCGCTTGTCTGCGTGTCCGTTGGTAGGACGATTATAAATCCGTTCATCAGTAGATTGAATAGAAGGTGTTTACGTTATTTTCAATTCCTGTGCGGTTGGCTGTGGATTGAGTGGATTCATAAATAATAATTTCTTGAATTGTGCCGTTCCAACTTCGGTTTGTTTTATTTCTATCTTGACAAATTTGCGAAATTCTTGCCGTGTTGCTTAGGTGAATCATAGACAACAAAACGCTCGTAGATGTTGCCGTGTTTGCCGCTGTGAAATCTGCGGTTTGACCATTTACAAAATTAGAACCATTACGAACGTCTGTACTGCTGTAAAGAGTGTCCAAATACCGATTAGTTCCGCCTGCGTGATAATCAACGGTGCTTGTATCTCCGAATAAAAAGTCTACAGTCGACCCCGTCGTTATATTCTCGCGAACGCTGAAATTACTTTGCACCTGTGTTAAACGTGTTGACATATTCAGACTAAACAAACCCGAAAACTCAACAGCAGGCTTCCCGTTCTCCGTCACCACCGTCGCCGTTGCCCCGTCGTAAATCTTCGGCATTGAACCCGTGACCGTTTGCGCTGCCGTGTTCGAGTTTCCGCTTTGGTCATACCACTTCGATACAAACCCATCGGATGAACCGCAGTGAGTCGCCAAAGCTGTAGTATCTAATTCGTCATTTGAAAATCCGATGTCTGCATAGCTGCTCCCGTTGTATACCTCGACGGCATAACCTGTGTAAGCCGTGCGCAGTTTACGGAGTGAATACCCAACGCTTGCACCAGTGTATGTGTCAAGTAATAAATTAGCCGTAGCACCTGTAGACCAAGTTTGTTTTAAACTAATGGGCACTGTCCCACCTGTACGAACTTTTAGTTTCTCTAAAAGAGCCGCCTTGACCGTAGCGAATGTAGCATCATCGGCAGGTGCTGGCGTAAACTCTACCCACGTGCCTGTGTCAGGATCTGCAAACGCAGATTCAGAATAGTAAATTTTACGATTGATAACGTTGCCCGCGCCTGGCGTATCGCTCGATGCGCTTTCCGCTAGTCCGTCTCCGTCAGCTTTGGCTGTATAGTACAGTTCAACCGTAGCCGTTGCACCGCTTCGAAAGGCTGCCGCGTTGCTTTGGAAACGGTCATGGTATTTAGTGCCTGCTGCAACATCGGAAAATGATAAAACTCCTGAGCCGTTAGTTGTTAACGCTTGGCCGTTTGTGCCTGCGCTTGTTGGCAAGGTCAAAGTATAGGTTGCACCAGCCGAATGCGCTGGCGACTGTATAGTAACGCCGTGCGTGTTTGCTTCGCAGTTTAAAATAATCGCCGCGCTGTTTGTGTCGCCTTTAACTTCTAGCACGCCCGTGCCTTTAGGCGCTACAATGATATTGCCGTTGGCTGTCGTGGTCTTTATCTCGTTGGCTTGCGTGTCTAAGTCACCTGTAAGCTGTGCACTTGCCGCCATCAATGCGCCTGCTGACGCTACGTTTGTTGAGTCTGTTACGTCTGCGCTTGTTTCAATCCCAGCCAACTTAGTTGCATCTGCTGACGGATAAGTGTTTTTTGCAGTGTTTGCAGCTACCGCACTGGCATCGGTGTAACTAATCTTCGCAGTGTTTGCTGTGATCGCTGAAGCTTGCCCTGACGTTATGCCCGTCTTTGCTGTGTTCGCAGCCACGGCACTTGCGTCCGTGTAACTAATCTTCGCGGTGTTTGCTGCGACAGCTGAGTCGAGTGCAATGTCTGCTGTTCGTGCTATCGTGCCTGAGCTTGTTGGTAAACTTAACGAGGCGTTAGCACCGCCTGAATATCGCAGGTAAGCGTAATGGGTGGCGCTCTTAATATGCAGCTGCGTGCCAACAGGTATATTTAAAATAGCTTCGTTAGCTGAGGTTGATCCGTCAATGTTTAACGCAGTGTAGGCAGTCGTCCCGCTGCCGTCTGTAGCTACTATAAAATCAATATCCCCAGGACTAGTCTCTGTAATAAGTATTTCACTAATGCCCGTTTTTAGTTTTGCCGTTGTTGCGCCCAACTCTAATGCGCTGTTGGTATTTGCGCCGTCGTTGATTGTAGTGCTTACCCCTGTTTTGAGATTGGTGTAAAGCACATTTAAAAAGTCGACAGGCTCCCACTTGCCCGTTGTGCTGTTGTAATTTATTACGTCTTTACTACCTAATCCTGTGAGGTTTACATCAGTCAAAGCTGCTAACGATGTAACGCCTCCCGTACTATCAGCCGCTTGCCATTCCTGCTGTGCTGCTACGTACTTAATGAACTGGCCATCGCTGACACCTGCAACATCAACGTCGGATAGATCGCCAAGCTTTGCGCCTGTGACTGGCGTGCCTGCTGCAATGGTTATGTTATCGCGCTTAATGCGAAAGGTATATGTCGTGACCTGTGAGTAACGGCGCGGGTCATATTCAATTTCTATGTCTACGTTGTTAAACTGTACAGACTCGACGTTGACACCGTTGTATGTACCGCTCACGCGATCCAATGCACCTCGCACTTTGTCGGCTAAGTCGGCTGCACCGTTATAGCTGTCAGAAAAGCAAATAATTTCCATGCGCACTTCGTCCAACTTAGACGGCCCATCGTGCGTGTCTTCAGGTGCAACGCCTTGCAATTGGTAGACAATAAACGGAGTGGCTGTTTCTTGCTCTGCAATCTCAGGAAATATATTTGTGCTGACTATATCTGTAACAGCGGTCGTGCTGCTCAATATGCCATATACTGCTTTACCTACGTTCATCACTTATTCTTTTTACGTGCAACCTTTCTAATCTGAAAGTCATATTTCTTTTTCATCAACTTATATGCCTTTGGTGCTGCTTCACTGATTGACTTAAAAAACACGCCTTTGTTTCTGTTGTTACCTTTAATGAATTGGTCATCGCCCTCTACGATGTTTGCAAACCATGCGTCAGCATCTTTTGGCGCTCTACGTCCTACACGTGGCCCAACCCAATATGTGCTGTGTTGGTTGTCTATAAGCCACACCTTTATTGATCTGCGCATAGTGCCAGGCTTTATATCAAGCTTTGCTTGTTTGCCTCTGCGTATGCGTATGGTTTCGCGTGCGTCTTGTATGTTAGACAACATCTCCTTTTTTATCTCACGGCCTGCCGCGCGATGTATTCGCTTCTGTACCTTCAAGTCAGATACCTCTTTGCGTAGAGCTTGAAACTGTTTAACCAGCGGCGTGGTATTGGCGTGGATATGCTGCTGCGCCATTACGTCCCTGAGATTTGACAAAGCAAAACAAGCTGATCGTCGCGGCCTATTTCTTCAATGCCTTGGATATTGTATAACTTAGAATCATACAGCACGCGGTCATCTGCCTTAACACCACGGCTGGCCGCGCTGCTTCGTATCTTAAACTTCACACGCTGCACTGGCATATCCTGATCCGTTACAATGCGCTCGGTCATGCCGATGCCGTTCTTCATTAGTTCGGCCCATACAGTTATTAGCGTGCTGTAACTTTGCACGCGCTCGCCGTAAGTGTTGGTGCTAGTTGTGTAACGTTGTATCGTTATCCTCCTGTCGCTTTGCCCTATTCTCATCGGTCAGAAATTACACGATACGGATTTAGTAAACTGTGGATGAGGTTAGGCACTTCGCTGCTTATCGTACCCACTACCACAATATTGCGGTTCTCATAATAGTGCGCTACCAATAACTTCACCGCGTGCAGTAACCCGTCAGGTATAGAACCCTCGGCATAGCCTAGCGTCATGTTGACCTGTACGCCGTTGCTTATGTATTCGTAAACGCTTGGCGGTGATACAATGCTAATGCGTGCAGGCTTTCGCTTCAGGTCGGCATAGTATTGATTTGTCGGCAATGTACTTGTTGTGCTTGCCGTTGGGTTGTATGTAATGCTTATGATGCTAGCAACAGGACCAATAGGCACTTCAAACATACCTTGAAAATTGTCTAAGTACATAACAGCAGGCAAGTCACCTAGTTGCAGGTTGCAATAGTTCTGCACGTATTCAATGGCGGCGCTTCGTAGCGCTTCGATTAAAGTGTCTTCGTCGCTGTGGTCAACACGCAAAAAGGTTTTGAGGTCTGCCGTGCTTACAATGCTAGCCTCAGATGCCGTGCCTGTAATTTCGAGGGTATAGTACATGTCGCTAAAATACGGACAAAAAAAAGAGGAAGCCGAAGCCTCCCCTTTCTATTAAGTATTTAACTCTTACGAGTCAGCGCCCAAGATAGTTGCTGCTGCGAATGGCAACGCTCCAATTGATCCTGCTCGTCGCACCTTAGCATCAAAGAAAGTGTCTACTACAATCTTGACTGTCCCAGCGCTAATGCCTGAGAACGGATCAACAGTTACGTCGAGGCCACCCCAGTTTGCATAGAACATATCTGACCAGTCACCATAGTAACAGAATCGCAAAGCGTCCCATCCCGTAGCTGCTCCAAGTGCAACATTAGCACCTCCGTCAATAAGCTGTGAAGCATAAACCGCACCTGCATTAATTGAAGGAACTGAACCGCTTGACAATACATTATATCCAAACATCTGACCGTTGTCAATTAACGCGCTAACAGAATCTACGTTTGCCAATCCCATCAACTCAGCCATAGCAGTTGGATGCATTACAAACTGTGTGTTGTTCTCTGCTCCGTTTGCTGTAATCTCGCTCCACAAGTTGCGCAAGTCAACGGCTGCTGTCTTGAGCAAGTCGTTAGTGCCTGTCTCAGTACCCTTCACAACTGTACCCGTGCCGCCCGCCAAAGCAGTAGCGCCACCGATTCCGTGTACGGCAAGCAAAGCAATCTTATCCTGTACGTTAGCAATAGATCGTCCAAAGTCTGCTGCAATCACCTCGGCCATGTTGCCGTTGGTTTGGTTGATAGCTTCCTTAGTTACAATCATTTGCTGTGCGATACGCTGTGGGCTTAGAGTCTGCTGACCCATTGCACCTGTGTTGCCTGTGATTCCTGCCGCTTCAGCTGGCTCTTCAGCCGCGTCAGTTGGAAGTGAAGGCATCTTAATGTCTCCAACAAAACCGTTGAGCTGTGTTGCACCAGTAGCAGTAAGCAAAGAGTTAGAGCGCAAAGCGCCAACTAAAGCAGTTACCTCGGTTGCTACTGTTGTCACTGCGTCATTTACACCAGCCGCACCAGCATCAACACCGTACACGTTACGTGCTTCGTTCAGCATTGATTGAGGAATAGCAAAGTCACCGCGCAAGCCCAAGCCCAAAGCAGATGCCTCGCTGCGTGCTTCCTGTGCAATTTCCTTCTCTAATCCTGTCACGCCGCCCTGTGCTGCTTCGCGCAAAGCCTTGCCCAAGTCAAACTGTGCCGTGGCCTTAATGACTTCTTTGTCGCTTCGTACAACTGCATCGGCTGCAACTGCAAGACGCTTCAGGCGTGCTTCGTTTTTCGACAATGCGTCGCGCTGCTGTTCAGCGGCTTCGAGCTTTGAGTGAATATCTTGCGTCTCTTCCAATTCCTCAGAAGTGAGCGCCCTTTCCTCGGTTTCTGCGAGGTCGTTGACGTTAGCGAGCTTTGCCTCTAGTTGGCTGATATAGCGGGCCGCGTCTGTTGAGTTTCTAAAATTCATAATCTTTAAAAGTTTCGCGGGTCGTTCCGCTATTGTAGCAAAGGTACGTACTTCGTTCTTTTCGTTTGTTACCTCTGATTTCGTTTCAGGTTCTTGTACTGGCTCAGGCTTGACCTCTGCCATATTGCGAGCCGCTACCGTAGTAGTTGGGTACGCTGGGTAAGTTACAGGCGACACGTCTAGTAGTCGTGCCATCTTTGTAACCGTGCGCATGGTGCGCGATTCGTTCCACTCCTGATCCTGTATTGTAAAGGCAAAGGAGCTTTGCGATATATCGCCGCGCTTAATGAGTTTGTAAAGGTCGCGCCCGTCCTGCGTGTCGGCAAGTGCTGCGCGATACTTTAGGCCGCTCTCGTCAATGCTCAACTCAAGCGTGCCGTTCTTAGTGCGTGCCATCGGTGCGCCGTCATGGTTGAGCAACAGCCGCACGTCATCTTGCATAACCTCATCGAATGCACCGCGTGCAATCTGTTCTTTAAAATATCCCAGGTCTGTAACCTGTTCAAAGTTTGCGGCATAGCCTTCGATGACTAGAGCGTCATCGCCAGCGGCTCGCACTTCGCTTGTTCGCAGTTCGACGTTATCGCCGTACTGTTTACGCAGTTCTTCGCTGCGCTTATCTTCATCGTCTTTCATTGCATTAACTTTTGATTCGCTCCAATTTAGCGCAGTGTCACCGCCCCAAAGTAAATAACTAATTGTCCCGCACGCCTCTGTGTCGTCAGGGTTGTAATATGTTCGGGCGCGGCTCAAGAAACTAAACATTCTTTTTACTCGCGCATCGCTTAGACTTTCTTTGTTTGACAGTATGCGTGCAGTTTCTTTACCAACTGCCGTCGCGCATTTGCCGCCTACCTTTTGGTTTAGACGTAACCCGCGCTTGGCGTTGTTCGTCATTGAGTCAGGGTATTTATCAAACGCCATCACTGCTGACTTTATCGCTGTACTTCTCTAAACGATCTAAGGCAATCTGGTTGACTTGCACTGTATGCGTGTCACCACCTTGCACTTTGTTCATGTCTTCAGCCGCCCTGGCTTCGTTGATGCTTATGACTCCAGCCTTTACAAGCGTGTCATAGTACTGCGCACGGCTGACGCTATCGCCCCGCAATAGGTCGCTCAAGTCAAAGCGTGTAAAGTGTGTTGGCCGTTCGTCAGGTGCTAACAACTTACAGTTCATTTCCTGTTCAAGCCTGCGAGTCCATGGCACAATCGTATACTTTGCAAACTGGATGGCCTGCTGCTCCGTGTTGCTGTATGTAACGTTTGACTGCACGCCAACCATGGAAGGAGGCACGCCAAAGATTCTGCAAATTTCTTGGTTAAGAAAATCGCGCTGCTCTGTTAGGCTAGCGTTCTCAGGGTCTACCGCAATACGATTGTAGCTAAATCCAAACGGCAAAAGCTTTGTGCCTAGCTGATCACCGCTATTGTTCCAACTGTCTTTGATAATATCAATCTGCTCTTTCTTCAGCGGCTCGTTGCTTGACAGTATCCCCGTCATGTTTCCGCTGCTACCAAAGAACTCACTAGCAAAGTCCTGCGCTGCCTTGGCTAGTCCCAACATTTCGCGGTGCAACTCAATCGGACTTTGACCGTATAGGTTGCAAGTGATCAGCATATCAGCATGGAAGTAAATGCCATGGTCTTTAATGTCATATACTAAATCGCTATCAACCATCTTTTGCTTTACGCTCTTTGGGTTGACTAGGCAAAGCTCATACGGATCGCCATTAGGTAGCCGCTTGATAATTGCATAGGCCTTGCCATATATTAGAACGTTACTGATATACGTTTCCCAAAAGTCAAACGCTGTATAACCTGGCTCAGGTTCTTGGCTGATAAGGTCTTGCGCTACGTGGCCCGTTGCTTTAATCACACCGTCTTCGTTCCGCGTCATTATATCCAAGTGCAGTTGTGCAATGGTTGACGCTATGCGACTGACACAAGCGTAAACGGTAGTCAATCCGAGCGCTGTTTCTGTGTCGATAAATGCGCCGCTCTTTGTTGAGATGCCGCGCAAGTGTGAAGCGAAGGAGGGATAACCTGTGTAAGCTACCTGTACACCGCCGCGTTTAAAAATCCGTTGGAACAAATTTGCCATTGTGCGCTAAGTTACGAAAGGTTGATAATTTCAAAAAAGCCGTCATCTTCGTTTGGTGTTTTCATGTGTTCACCTATTCCCATAATCATTGCAACAATCGGGTCAATCTTACCGCTGCTCTTTTGTTTGTCTGCTTTTATGTTGCCTGCTGGGTCTGTCTTCAGTTCTACGTTGCCCAATGCCCAACGCAGTACTGGGTCACCGTCGTGCCATATCTTTCCTGTGCGTGTCATGACCTCGACCTGTTTTGTTGGGCTGCTCATCGATACAAAACCCTGACCGAATGGCGTAAGGGGCACGCCGTCATCAACTAAGTCAATAGCAATCTGCGTGCTGTTGTATCTGTCAAAAGCAATCTTCTCAACGTTGTATGTCTGCATTAGATTGCTCTCGTCTATGACTTGACCCTCTGGCCTATTCATTACGCCGCTGACTTTGCGCCTTATGCTTGCGTAGTCTGTTACATTGCCGTCAGTTAAATGCACGTTGGGCAAGTCAACAAAGGTGCGATAAATATGCCCAGGGTCACGGTCTAACACGGCGTGTACTGTGTCTTCAGGTAACCAGTAATGGCCGCGCACATGGTAGCCGCCTTCGTCAGGGTATACCATAACCAGCGCGGTCATATCTGAAACGCTTGCAAGGTCGAGGCCACCGTAACAACGCAAGCCTTTTAAATCGGCATCGCGTTTGTTCTCCATCCACACTTCATCTTGTATCCAAGTCTTTGAAGCGGTCACCCATTTGTTTAGGTGCTTGGTTTTAAATTCTACCTCGCGCGATCCCCCTACGTTAATAGCTTGTTGCAATTGGCTGTCTAGTAACTGAGGCCGTAACGCTGTGCCCAGTGACGGGTTGGCTTTTACCCACGTGCTGTTGTCCGTCCAGTCGTCATCTTCGTCCAGCTCGTAGATGATAGCAAACTGCGCGTCATCGTGTTTGACTTCGTCCAGTATTTCCTTGCACGTCTTTTGCAATTGGTAACATGGCGACTCACGGTTAAAGCCAGCAGTGGTAATTGTGAGGTGCATCGGGTTACGCCTCGCCTGCATCCCTGACCGCAAGACGTTTGCTACTCCGTCTGTTTGGTGTGCGTGGTATTCGTCAATGCCTGCAAAGTGGATATTCAATCCGTCAAGCGTATCGCGGTCTGCGCTTAGGTACGTGCATCGCGCCGAGAGCGTCGGCGCTTTGATGTCGTGCTTTCCTGCTTTGAGATGTTTCCTGAGCGGCGGCGAGACTTGAACCATCCTTTGCGCTTCGTCGAATCCGATTTTGGCCTGGTCTTTCTTAGTCGCTGCAAAATAAACCTCGGCAGCCTTTTCTTGATCAAAGAAAAGAGCAGCGAGCGCACAGCCTGCCATAAGAGTGGTCTTCCCATTTTTGCGAGCAACCGTAATATAAGCATAGTTAAATCGTCTTGTACCGTCTTCACGAAACCACCCGTAAAGATTCCACAATATAAACTTTTGCCAAGGAAGTGGATTAAACGGTTGCCCGTCCCACTCGCCTACCGTGTGACGGATCGCCTTTTGGAAAAAGGTAATGTAAGCCTGTGCGGTTTTTGGTCGAAACTCTAGGCCGCGCTCTTCTGCTGTATCTAAGTCTTTGAGATAACGTTGGCAAGCTTTGAGCGTGTACTTGCTGGCAACTTGCTTGCCCTGTATAACGTCAAGTGCATACTGGTGCGCTTCGCCTTCATGCATCTTTGAAAGTTAGCAGCTGCTCCAGTTCGTCGTCCAGTTCTACCTCTACTTCAATGCGCTTGCGTGCTGCTGGTGTCATGCCTAACTCCTTCAGAACAACTAAATACTTGCTTCGTGACTCAACTAGCATCTGATGTTCTGGCCTGTGCTTCGTCATCGTGCCGCCTTCTCTGTTCTTGAATTCATACGTATAGCCTTTCTCGTCTATCAACGCCTGCAATTCTGCAACCTCTACCGATAGGCACGCCGCCATTTTTAAGAGGTCTTCGTCAAGCTCACCAATATGCCGAGCGCTACGCAGCGCGGTCTTGATACGTTGGTACGCTTCGCTTTGTTTTGCGGTTAGTTTGTCCATGCTGCCAAATTTAGACGCCAAATC